TCAGATATTACTTCTTCTTTCTCAATAAAATCTTCTACAGAAGGAAGTTCCTCTGCGTTCTCTTCTGTAATAAAATCGTCGATAGATGGTAAATTGCTATTATCTTCAGCAAAATCATCAATCGAAGGTAGATCCTTGGACATTTTATTAGTAACCTTTGTACTTCGGGATTTCTCTCCCTTTCAAATTATTTAGGTTCTTCTTTAAGTCCGTCCTTCAACATTTTAGCTAAATCTGCTGTTGAACCAACAAATAAGGCATTGTTGACAGTTGATGGTCCACGGACTTGTTTATCCTCCTCTACATCCTTAAGTTTCTTCTGCAAATCAAGAAGTTTATCAGTTGCATCTGAAACACTTTTAATCAATTGACCAGCAACTTCGTATGCTCTTGGTTGCTCAGTTTCTTGTGCTAATTCTAAAATACCATTGACTGCCTCTTGACCTTTTTCAATCAAAGAATACAAATTACCTCTAGTATATTCATAATCTTTTTTGATATCATCAGCAGCAGACTTAATTTTTTCGATTTTCTTTTCAACTATCTCTGGTTGAATAATATTGTCAGAGACGTTGAAAGTATCGTTAAGGTCATCGAAATTTTTAGTCATTTTCATGAAATTACTCCACTAAATCCAAAGTCATCTCCTTCTTCAACAAGTGCATTGTCTGCAGCAGTGATAAGTTTAATAGGAGCACCTCTGAGATGAGACGTAATAGTTGTTCCGTCTTGACCCCTGTTGACTGTAATTTTGTTGCCATTGATGGTTTTGATGAAGAGTTCCTCTCCATCCAAATCCACATATGTTTTTGCTGTAAGACTACTTGCATCATCAACTTCAAAAGTTTTTGTCGTTGTTGTGATGTCAGCAGACAGAGTAGTAGCAGTGTCTCCTGTATAGTCTTTGATTGCTCTTGGAGTAACAGTATATGTAACTTCTCTTGTAGTATTTGATGTATCTGTTCCAGTAAGTAGACTGACTTTTGCCTTCTTGATGATATCTTTGGATGCAGAAGATGCGGGACCAAACAGATATGTTTTTGCAGTAAATCTTAAAGTATAAAGTAAAACTCTTCTAGAAGTAAAATCTCCCTCATAATCATCCTGCATCGTAATATTTTCAAGAACAATGGGAATATCTCTTTTCTCTTTAATTGACTCAACTAATTCAACTGAAAGATTATATGCAGGTTGAAAAAATGGTAATATTTGTTCAACAATTTGCAATGCATCATCATTTAACTTAGTCATTATACTAAGCTCAAACTGCATATTATATGGAACTGGCATATAAGATTTTTTAGTCTCAGTTCCATCATCAGGATCTTTAACAATAAATTGTTGAGTGGTGGTTACTTTTCTACTTGGATCATAGGTAAGACCAATAAACTCAAACGACATTCTTGGTAATGTAATTTGAGTTGGTTTATTTAAATCAGGAGATTGATTTATTCTTGCAAGAAATTTTTCAGTAGGACCATAAGCCAGAGGTACTTTTACAACACTCACTACATTATCAGAAGAATCAGTCTTCTTGATACTTACATTATTGAAAAGAGTACCAAAAGAGATAATGGTTCTCCTCAAAATTTCGTTGTAAAAATACTCAAACATTGATAAGTCCTAGACTATTATGTGTTTGTTAAGATACATTTATTTAGGGCATACCAAATGGATTTTGTTCACTGAAGTCAATAATTGAATCTGCCTCAGTTTCAATATTAATATTGTCAGCAAATCCATCATCATTTGGTTCTGTGCTTACTACTCTAATCTCTGCAGTAGCACCAGAAGTTCCTCCTGTTACAGTTTCACCTGGAACAAAGTCACCAGATATGGTTGCAATTTCAAGAGTGTTATTGGTAGCATCATGAATTCTTACTCTTGCAGTTGTTCCACTTACGGAACCAGTAACAATTTCATTGAATGCAAAATTGCCAGAGGAACTTGATGCTGGGGATTCAACAACTATTGTTGGTGCGACAGAATATCCAAGACCTGCATTGGTCATATAAATTGCTGAAATTGTTCCTGCAGCACTTACCACTGCAGTCGCAGCAGCAGATACGGTTGTTACACCGGTCTCAAATATTTCATTAGTAAATGAAATTGTAGGAGAATCTACATATCCACTTCCCTCAGCAGTAATGGTAACTAAACCAACAACACCATCACCTATAGTAGCAGTTGCTGCAGCACCTGTTCCATTTCCACCACCACTAAATCTGACTCCTGGTGCAACCGTATATCCAGAACCAGGATTGGCGATATTTACTGCTTGAACGGATTGAAGTCTTGGATTTGCATTAAGGTTGCAAACATTGATGCCACCTATCATTGTAGCAATACCAACGGCAGTGACTCCTCCAGAGGGTGCTGAGGACACTCCAACAGTCGGAACACCATCATAACCACCACCTCTATTAGTTACTGTAAAGAGTCTAACACCACCATCAAAGACAGAAAGTTCTGCTGTTGCTGAGACAGCAGTTCCAACCAAGGTAAGTGTTTGTGTTGGTCCTTGAATCGTGTTTATACCATCATCAGTTTCACCATCGTAGTTCTCTCCGATAAGGTTATTGTCAATCTCTTCGATACCTGTTGCAATAACCTCATCTTCAAGACGGAAGAGTTCGCAATATAATTCATAAACATAAAGATTTTGTAATTGATAATATGGTTTTGCATATTCAATATCTTTAATTTCATAAATTCTATCATCAAGAGGGAACCAAATTAAATCACCACCTTTTGGTCTAGTTGATAATTTAATGTTAGATTGATCTTGAATAAGTGGAGTGATATAATTTTCAAATCTATCTCTTGATATGATAAGTCTTACTTCATCTTTAGATTCTATACCAAATTTTGAAAGAACATCACCAGCTCCAGCATACTCATCGTAATTATCAACGTATGCTTCAAGAGGAAGTGCCATGTCAAATTTTGACTGAACAACTTCTCTGATGACTGTATTTTCGGTTAAAAATTTCCGAGGAAGATAAAAAATATCAACCCCGTACATTCTTAATTGCTCATTAATTAAATCCTGAACAAGATTCTGCTCACCTGTTGTTCCTTGAGTAAAAAATGGATTTAACATATTATCCGATCATATCTAAAGGTGGAAGTTCATAGGTGTTTGACATTACCTCCCTAATATTTTCCAAATCTTTTTCTGCATCATCATAAATTTGTCTACCATTAAGTTCAATTCCACCTGGCAGTTTAACTCCTTGGAACTTAATTAAGTTTTGACCCCATTGTCTCTTGATGAGAGCAGTGACATATCTCTTAAGGAACGAATCATTCCAGACTCTAGAATAGTCATTAGGGTCTATAAGACGATAGCAATCAATAACTACATAATCATCTTTTTTAATAGAACCCCAATCAATATCAAGATAAAGTCTATCTTGTCTTTGATTAAATCTAACCTGTTTTTGAGTGTTTAATGCAAAGTCAATATCTTCAAGATATCTTTTTGTCATGCCATAGGTAAGAATTTCAGTTGATCCAAAATAGTAAATATCATTCAAAAATAATTGATATTTAACACTGAACATATTATTAGTTACAGTATTTGATCCATCAAATTGAAAAATTTTATTAATTCCTATAACTGATGGAGGGACTTGAAGATAATTACTATTTTCTTCAAAAGAAAATGTAACAGAAGAACCATCAATAGTTGAAGATGCTGTTGTAGTTACGATACCAATTGGATTACTTCCACCTCTTCCTCTACCTCTGTCAACATCATCTTGAGTTATTTTATATTTTAAAAATGTTTGAATAACACCATCAAAGTGTCTCTCATAAAAATATTGTAATGCATCATCAACCAGATCATCTACTTGCTCATCGGCAACATTTATCTCAAGGACTGGTGCCCCAAGTTGCCTTTTAGCATAATTTATTAAATCTGTTCTACTTGCTGGTTGTGCCATTTATTCCACAAGTTTCCTAAGTGTATTTAGGGTGCTGATGATACTGGATTGATTACCGTCACGTTACCACTAATAAGAGGATATGTGGTTGCCCCTCCACCTACAGATTCTTTTATTAACACATCGTATACATATCTACCTTCTTTAGTTGCTCTAGTATTTACTGCAGCCAAACTTAATTTCATTAGACCATCATATGCACTTGTAAATCCAACAGTAAATGCTGAAGTTATACCAAGTGTTGCTCCGACAGCGACACTTTTGGACATAGCTCCTGTACCACTATAATTAGTTAAATCAAATGCACTATTTGACGTATTTTTTACATTTAAAGTAACTTCAAAATCAGAACCCCCGTACATGGTCAAATTAAGACCATATGGTACTCCAGAGTCTGGATCAAAAGTGATGTTCTTATTAGCCATTAGTGATGCCTATTACTTGCATTGTCTCTTGTTGTTTATAATAAAGTTTGCAAAATGATTTTGCAATATTTTTTAGTGTATCACGGTCTTCACAATTATCTATGTCAGTTGCAATTTTCTGATATGCAAAACTTTTTGATAAATTAGAAAGTTCAATTTGATTGGGATCCATTTAATAACTCCTTAAGAAGGGACTTAATTTCATCTATTTCACCCTTTATATTAGCAACTTCATCCTCCATTGTTTGTGTTCTCTGCTTCTTTTCAGATTTTACTTCACGTCTTGACAAGTATTGTTGATACTCCATACTATTTACATTAACTATTGCGTTGGTCTCAGGATCTCTTGCGAGATCCTTATGACCTTCCAATCCATAAAAATCCATTATGCTAATGCGATAACTCTAAGTTCCTTAATTATAGGAACAAAACACTGATTTGTTGAGGTGAGATTTAATTTAATTCTATAAGTTCTAAATGATGGAAGTTGATCGATTGTAAAGGTATATTCCTTATAATCAACCTTAGCAGCTTCAAATGCAAGAATATTTGATTTAGCAACAAAAACATCAGATTCACCATTATTATTTTCTGATGCGATCACTTGACCTCTTGAATTAAGATTACCATATCCGGGGAATGGTGTAAATATGGGTTCTAAACCAGGTTTATTATTGACTGCAAAGAATCCTCTTATATCAGAAGACTCATCAACATGTGCAGCGACAATCACTTTTATTGAAGTTGCAGAATTTTCAAGAACAATTTCGTTTGAAATATACTGACATGCTGTAGGATCTTCAGTTAAAGTATTCACTCTTGCATCAGTTGTGTAATTAGAAATAATGTTATTAACTCTATTAGAAGTTAGAATTGCACTAACTCTTTGAGAGTCAATTACAGGACTCACTCTAGTATCAGTCGTGTTTAAGAACAATCTCATATTTAATGACTTATTGCCTTCAACATTTGTTAACTGCAGATCTTCATTTACTTTAGATGCAATCATTCTTGGTGTATCAAAATAATTTTTTTGATTAATTGTAATATTTTCAAAACCAGCATTAATATAAGGAATTTCATTACCACTGAAACTCTTGCTAGTTGTTGTTCTTACTTCAGCAGTGATTGAAGTTGCAGGAACTGTAAGATTTTGTACACTAGGTGTGATAATCTCAAAAGGCATATTTTGAGTAGCCCTTACTTTATATCCACCAGAGTTTTTAGTTTCTCCAAGATAAAGTTTAGGGAATCCAACATCAGTACTTCTATTAGTGCCAGTTGTTCCTGACATGTCAATTTTAACTTGATATGAATCAAATGTAAATGGATTTAAATTTGTAACATCACTTAAAGCATGAGTTCTGTTAATTCTTTGAAGATTAACTCCAGCAAGTTCATACTTATAAACAGGTGTGCCAACTGGATATGATTTGGGATTTTGTCCTCTTATGATGTTACCACCTAGAGTATTTCCAGAAACATTAGTATATTCGATAATTTCATCACCGATTTGAATGTAACCAGCATTAGTAGTTCCTACACCTACATTCTCAAATTCTGTGAAAGATGATGCAATAGATACTGCAATTGCATCTGTTGAAGTTGCATCATATGCTGCTGTTAGAATTGTTGGTTTGATGTCACCAACCACACCTGAGATCTTGACTGAGTTATTGCTAAAATACATTCCATGATTCTGGTGATTAAATGTAAGATGCAATCCATCAGACACTTCATTTATTGAAGAGATTTGAACATCTCCACCAAGACCAGTAGAGGGAATATTGATATTAAGTTCAGTGGTAATTCCCGAACTGTTTGTATACATCATTGTGTTTGCAGCACCCACAATAAATTCACCCTGAACATCATTTAAAACAAGTTCACTGGTATGACCAATTCCTGCAATAGTAAGTCTTGCATTTTTGCCAAGTGAGGCAGCACCGATTGTGGCAATACCAACAACATCACCTACTTGATATCCCGAACCACCACTAGAAATTGTTGCACCACTTGCAACAATAGAACCATCTTTTATCGAAATATCTGCAGTTGCACCTCTACCACTTCCGGTAAGAGTAACAAGATTTACACCAGTAAAGGTAAAATCACCAGAAGCAGGAGTGTATCCAAGTCCTACATTTGTGATATCAAGATTACCAGTAGCAGAACCAGCAGTTCCAACTAAATTACCTGTCGCATTTGTGCCTTGTTGTGAGAAAGTATTACCAATTTCATATCCAGAATCTGCAACTGTTGTTCCAAGTCCAACTCTAATCTCTCTTGAATTAATATTAATTGGATCTGGGAGAAGTTTTGCAATCTGTCCATTACCTTGAGTCAGTTCTGGGTTATAAAACTCAACTGAACCATTTTCAATAAAGTCCGCTCTGTAAAGAGTAAACTTCAAATCTTCCCACTGACTTGGTTCCCACGTTGAAGCGTTCTGAGATTTAAAGAGTGAACCAAGGTATGGTTGGTTAGAAATAAAACTGTCAGTTAGTAAATCATTTTCACCAATTCTAGAGATGTAAACACTATATTTGGTGGAGTTAGATGCTAAACATACAGCATATTCAGTACCACCCTCAACATAAACAGGTGCCTTAAATTGAATATTAGTTGCAATTGAACCATCTGCTGACGTAATGACATCAGCAGGGTCAAGAACTACTTCAGAGAAGGGGAGAACTTTTGCTGATGGGGCACCATTAATCATGGATCTAAGTTGGAAAACAACTGGAATATCCATGTCATCTTTTGATCTAAAGAAAACATCACAACTAGTGAGGAATACACCAGTTGAGTCTTCTACTAAAAACGACTGTGCAAGAGGGTCATACCATTGAACTTGTACTCTTCTAGTTCCTGTTCCTCCAATCACTCTTTCAGATACTATTTCTGTTCCAAGATCTCTATTAACATTTCTGCTTTGAAATTCATTTTTAAGTTCAACCCTTGCATTTCTAACAGAAATAATATTTTCTTGAATAGTCTCTAGTGTACCTGATGCAGAAAATCCTTCTTCAGCAATTGTTAATGCAGCATCTTGATTATTGTCGATATCATCTACAAGAGTAAATGTTTTTGTTCCTGTTTCAAATCTAGGGAAATTGACATTATTTGGGTTGGGAATAAAATAACTTCCAATACAAGTTGATGAAAGATCAGATACAAGTTTTACATTTGTAATAGTTGCCTGAGCACCACTTGTTTTACCAGTAAGAATCATTCCACTTTCAACAAAACCGAAGAAATCACCTCTTGCCTGTGATGCAAGAGAGAAAGTGTCAACATTTAATATATTAGAGGTTGATGAATATGCTGCAGAGAGGACTTGATTAGTGTATGGATTTTCAGCAAATGTTTTTGTCGGAGTATCATAGGGACCTTCCCTATGATTTGATTGAGCGACTCTAAATGTAATACTTGGAGTGGTGTCACTTGTCTCCTCTGCTAAACCAGTTCTGAGAACAGAACCAATAACAGTTTCACCAACCTGGAAAGTTCCAGATGTCATTGATATCTCAAGAAGTTTTGGAACACAATACTTGGTAACATCAACACCATCAAAAAATGCATAAAGTCTGGTAAGTGGTTTAACTTTCTTGGAAACAAATTCAACATTTCTAGATCTCATATATGGAATAAGATCTCTACTTACAACTCTATCCCCAACCGACGTTTGATCAAATTGTTCAGTAACAATAGTTCTTATTCCCGAACGAGATCTTGTACCAACTTCAGTTCTTGTTCGGAGAACCTCTTCTCTTGTTCCACTACCGACTTCAACAAACTGTCGAGTCCATGCACCAGGAACCCATCCACTACCAACCCACGCACGTCTGCGAACTGGAGCACCACCCGTATCACTATCAAGAACTGTTCTCCTAGTGGTTGTCGATTCAGTTACTCCTGTCCAGTTAGTTTCCCATGAGTCCCATACAATAGGACCAAATCCAGTTTGTGGATCTATAGTTCCATTTTGAGCAAGAGCATTAAATGTCTCAGCATAGTTTCCTTCAGTTTCAATAATCTTTGCTTCAAGTCTAGTTGTATCAACCCAGTTATCAGTTGCTGGTGTGAGCTCAAGAGTGCCGTTCCAAAAACTAATTAAGAATGGAGTTACACTCTCGGATCTAGTTGCAAATGATTGCTTGATAAACTCTACTTCAGAATAATCAAGTGTTACAACATCATTTGATTTTCTTACATTATTACCTTCAATGGCAGCAAAATTTGGATCTTCATTTGTATCAGGATCTACGACCGGTCCAAAAATAAGATCTACAGAATTAGTATAGTGTTTAGGTCTTAAAGCATTAACCTTTCTATCAATTGAATTTTTAATATCTACTGTTTGTTCTTGTGGTATGAAATCAGAGAAATTATCTACAAAGAAACCGGATTTAAATCTGTTGAAACCATCAGAATCAGCAACAAAAAGATTTGCAGTTTCTTTTTCAAGGAGAGATAAGGATGTATAGTATTCAAGACCTCTAATTCTATTTTCAAGTTTTTTGATATCCTGCATACGATATCTTTTATGCTCTAAGAAAGACAATCTTGCATTTCCTGGAGTGTAGAGATAAGCTGGAAGTTCTACAGTACAAATTTCTATTGCATCATCAACTGCTTCCGGTCTTTGAGGATCGTCTGATGGTGTTCCATATATTACTTGGAATCTACCATCTTTAGTCAAGAATACTCTATCAATTCTCCCTTGATAATATGAAACATCCGCAAGAATTGACTCATCCGAGGCTAATGGATTTGCTGCAGTTTGTCCTGAATTATCAAATGATCTTCCTAAAAATTCCAGTGGAGATCTAACAGATTCGGATACTGTGTAATCCGAAACTCTTGGTCTTATATCAATAATATCTGTTACTCTTCTATCATCAACTAGTTTAATTTCTTTTGTAGAATAATCAAATTGATTGTAGGAGTTAACTGTTGTAATATCACCATCATCAGTGCTATTAAAAAATGCACTCTTAAAGTATATTTTTAGTTGTTTAGATGGTGAGACAGAATCTGCATTTCTCTTGATAGAACCAACATCATAGAAAGTTCCCTCTTGACCTGATCTAAACTTATAATTTGAGGAAATATTAAAACTTGGTGTCGAAAGGCTTGAAACTATTGCCCTAACAGATGATTCTTGAGACTCAATTGTTTCACCCTCTATGAATACAAATTCATTTTTTGAAATGTATTCAATTGTTGTATTATTTGATTTAACTGCGACTATTGCAACTGCACCACTTGTCTGACCAATAATTATCTCACCAATTAAAAATTCTTCTGTAGTTGTGGATGCACTATTAATAGTATTAAGAGTCATTAAAGGAGCAGAGGGTGCTTCAGTTCCTGCTGATTCATAAATTCCATGAATTTCAAGAACATCAGGAACATTTAGTGAGATTACCTCATCTTCAACTCTAGTTCCAAATGGATAATTTCCATATGTCAATCCATTATTGAGAGTTGTTGATCCAATACCAGAACCTTGAAGTTTTGATTTATCAACAATAACAGAATTGACTCTATTCTTGATTTTAACTTTTGCTTTGGGTTTTAATTTTTTTAAAGTGGCAACAAGAGTTGCACCAGTATCATTAGAACCTAAGTTTCTAATTTGCAGAGTGGTTCCATCGGCACCAATATCAAATTTATCTGAAGTTAAAGTTTCTGTTCCACCATCAGACCTGGTAAGCAAATATCTTTCCTCATCAAATGCAAGAAATGTTTCATTAGTTCCTGCTTCAATTTGTGTAGAAAGTTGATTATTAGAAATATTGACGATAAATGTTTTTCTAATCGTTAATGAAGCGTCTGTTAAATCAACATTTGAAATGTTATATTTAGCAAGTGGTGTATATAAAGTATTATCCGAAACTGATGATAATTCTGTAGTTAGTACTTTTAAGTCAGTGACACTTAAATTAGATGATGGAAGAAAACCACTTGAAATTCCTGCAACAGATGTTGTTGCAGCAACGGTAAAGTCTGAAGCTCCTACACTGACAACACGCGCAAAAATAGGATCTATAGTTAGTAATCCAGCAGTGGTGTCAGTATATTCAACGATATCATTTTCTTTAATTAGGTTACCTGGGAATAGAGAATTTCTAGGTGTAACAGTGCTAATGCCTCCAGATAAAGGACTGACAGTTGCAATACCTACACTAAATCTTGATTTTTGAACAATATCGGCACTAAATGTATTGACTCCGATTACTCCATTATTTGTACCGTAAATAGATTTAACATCAGAAATACCATGTTCAGTAACAGCAATTGCTGTTCTTCCATTTTGAATGCCATTAAAGATTAATGCTTCATTTGGAATAAAACTTCCTTCTGTTTCATAAACGGTGACTGCTGTTCCTGCAGAGACTGGATATCTTAAGAAACCTGTAGCACCACTGTTTGCACCTTTTACAAATGTTGGAATATTTAAAGTTTCTGCTCTATTAAGAGACAAATCAACAGTAGTTTGAACATCATAGAGTGCTAAATTCCATTCATTAAGATTAGAATTAGTTGCATCATACGATCCAGATTCTAATTTAAAATCATATACTCTAGCCAATCCAATTTCTTTACCGGGAGCAGATTCTTGATCAGATCCAACTCTTTGATCTCTAAGACTTACAAAATAAGTTCCAAATCCAACACTTGGAGATCTATGAACTCTATTTGCGTTAAGAGTTGGTCCAGTATTATAAATTATATTTTGATTTTCTAAAGTTCTAGTTGTTCTTGGTTTTTGAACATCAATATAAACGGCATTCAGACTTTCAATTTCATAACCTTTTACATATGCCTTACCAGGTGAAATTTTATAGAGTGCTAATTCTTCAGATGCAGGAATCCCTCCTGGAGTAAATTGTCCTTCTTGAAAAATTCCTCCATTACCAATATTATCATTCAGTGAATTTAATGGAGTTACGTCAAAAGGTTTTACATAGTAATTACCAGACTCATCAAAAGTTCTTCTTGCTAATACATCATCAAAATTACTATTACCTGAAGAACCGGTTCCAAAAACTCCTTTCTTTAATTTTGTTTTTAAAACACCATCAACAACAGTGCCGAGCTCAATAAAATTATCATCATTAAAATTATCAAGACCTTTTTTAAAAAGACTTAAAGTTATCTTTAAACGATCTGCACCTGGTGCTGAGTAATTATTAAATCCTTGAGAATTGTCGTTAAGTGTTTCATCCAAGTCAGAGGTAATGATCTCTTCATTAATAAAGAGACCAATTCTATAGTTTGGAGTATTGGAATATTGATCAAGAATTAATGTTTCTCTAGCGACATTAACAAAATTTCCTCTAACAAAATAAACACCCTCTTCTATCTGGAATGATGAACCAACTGCATTAGCACCAGTTGCAAGTGCAGCTGCAAAAGGTGTGCCAGCAACTATAGTTGAATTACCCAATAATCCAGAGGTTATTATTTCATTACATGACAGTAACTCACCATCAGTAAACTGTTGAGTAGAATTATTTGCAGTGCTAGAATTTAAATAATTTATATAAAGTGTAAGATTTCCGTTGTCAGAATTTTCTGGAAGAAGAATGCTATCAACATACGCACTAACTCCCGATGATTGTCCAGTAATTTTAGTGCCAACTAGTTGATCTGCGTATGCAGACACAGGAACTCCTTGAAAGTTATTCTGTAATTGCACACAATAATATGACTGACTATATCCAGTATTTCCGGGAATTACCTTTGCACCTTCTTTGAAAAAGTGCTGACCAAATCTTTCAATTTGATTCTGCAGAATTGATTGTAAATTTGTTAGTTCCCTAGCTTGAATTGGAAATCCAGGTTTGAATAATACCTTATGATAATCATTCGCTGGATCAAAATCGTCAAAGTATGGAGCTACGTTGAGGTTCGTTTGTTGAGGCATAATTCTTTAGAACTGCAAAATAACTTTTATGTCTTCCTTTTGGTTCACTGACCTTGTAATTGATGGTCGATTGTCAACGTAAATAATATTTCCAGAATGTTTTTTGACCTCTGGATCTGCAAGACCACTACTAAAACTTTGACCAAGATAGTATGTACGATTATTTATTACGGTAGAAATACCTGAGAAAGAATCGTCAATGGTCAAATTTTGTCCTGATGAAGGAACAATTGTTAATGATCCTCCAGTTCCTGGAAAAGCAGTAAAATCTTGTAATTCAAATCCATAAGTAGGTTGTGTGTTTGCAGTTCCAACCGTATTAAATCCTGCAACTGACCTGTCTTGCCAATATTTCAGAACACCTGTTGTTTGATTATAACTTATTACTCTTGCAACAGCAGTAGTGCCAGTGGAAATCGTTTGTGTAAAATAAGAGTCTGCTGTAAAAGTTGCAGTGCTATATCCAGTTCCAACAAGTTTAAGAGCACCTGTTGCACTTGCTTTATCTGCAGAGAGTAATGATGTTGATCCAAATTGTTCAGGATTTTCAACAATACCTATTCTTGCAATTTCATTTCCTGTAATAAAATCTGGATTTTGATTATCATTTTCAATTCTTGAATACATCAAGACATTATATGCACCAAGTTCTCTGTAAATGTCAGCACCGTGACCACCTTGTGGAGACATTATTACATCAAATGTAGGTCTAGTCGTTCCTGTTGGCACACCACCGGCAATTAAATCAACACTTCCATAAGAATATCCAGAACCCTGATTCGATACTACAACTGAACTTACTTGAGAATTGGCGTCAATAGAAATAGTACATTGAGCACCTGATCCATCTCCTTTAATGGGAACAGAAGTATAAGTTCTACTAGCAGTTCCTAATCCGACTCCCTTATTAGTAACAGTAACAATTTTGATACTTCCATCAACGGCATTATCTCTCACTGCAGCATTATCGGTTGCTGTGCTCCAATCTTTAGGAACTGGAAGATAATCAGTGGACTCAAACTTAACAACATCACTGGGTTTGATAGTAAACAAATATTTCCACAAATAACCATCACCACTATTACCAGCAGATCTTGGTTCTAAATCAGTAAAAGTTGGTTCGTCGAGAGAAGGTCTGCCATTTGGATTGTCAGGATCCGTACCGTTTTGAAGACAAATATAAACTCTGAAATCACTATTTAATACAAAATAATTTGACAAATAAAGAGTTGTAGATCCAGAAATTTTAGCAGTATTTGTTCTGCTATAATCATGACGATACATGTCATATGAGGTTCCAGAAGACCAAGTTCTCTTAGGAACAACCTGCCTAACGTCAGCACTGTTAATTTTCTTCAGGGCGATCATTGTGTCCCAATAATCATTCTCCTGATCAAAATTATCTTTTGGTGCAGGAGGATCACTATCCCAATCACTTTGAAAATCAGATGGATTAGGAAGACCAATAAATGAATAGTAAGAATTGCTGGAGTTCTCTACTCCAGCAACAAAGTTTTTTGCATTTAATATCCTAATCTGGTCCGTTATAATGGCAGCCATTTGACAGAGATTTTTTATTTATTTATTAGTGATCTATTGACGGTTTGTCACCATCCTATTTGTTCTAGGATATTTTACTCCATCAGTTGTTGCTTTTCTGGAACTGTATGAATATCTAGGAATAGTTACTCCAGTTTCAGTTCTTTCTTTATTGTAAAAAAGGTAATTATTTCCAGCACCTTGAATATCTGTATTATCTGTAAAACCACCACTAGTAGTCGTCATTTGACTCGTTTTTCGATGTTGTATTAAATACTCTTCTATATCATTTTGATTCATGTTTGGATATTGTTCAAGTAAAGAAGCTAGAACACCACAAACTTGTGGAGATGCCATACTTGTTCCATTGTATTTCGCTAGTTTATATGAAGAATCTCTAGTATCGTTGACAGTTGTTACTGAACCTCCAGTGACAGTTCCATCATTAACGGCAGAAATAATGTTAAATCCAGGAGAAAATATATCTACTCTTGGCCCACAATTACTGAAGGTTGCTTTTGATTCATT